TGGTGAGGTTCTTGGCCATGGCTTTCTGGCCGGCCTTGACCAGCTTGCGGCTGATCGCATCTTCGAGGCCGACGTAGCTGATGAACTTGCCGGTGATCGAGCGGTTACCCAGCAGCGAGAAGCCGCCAAGCACGGTGCGGGCGTAGTAGCTGACGCCGTAGCGGTTGAGCAGATCGCCTTCGGTGGAGGTGTCGAGGATGTTGTATTCAACCACCCGCGAAACGTCTTCGGCGTAGGTCACCTGGTTGCCCGGGCTCTCCCACTGCTTGACCTTGGCCAGTGCGGCAATCGCCAGGCTGGAAGGCGACAGGAAAACGTTTTTCTTCGCCGCTTTCGAGTAAACGGCAGGCATGTTGTGCACCACCAGGCAACGGTCGAAACCGAGGTCGGCACCGCCGAGTTCCTGGCTGTACAGCACTTGATCAGCAACCGAGGCGTCCTTGCCGTCCAGTACCACACGGGCCTTGATGCGCTTGCCGAACGAGGCGAACTCGCTGGCCACCGCTTTGGTGCCGGTGAAGCCCGGCGCGCCGATGATGGTCAGGTCCTCCGGGACACTGCCCAGCGCTGCCAGACCGAGCTTGCGGCCGGTCAGCGGATCAACACCACCGATCACATTGTTGACGGTGTCGGCCGGAGTCGCGCCCGCTTCGACGATCACTACGTACACGGGAACCTTGACCACTTTGAGGATCTGGTAGACCGCGTGATACAGAGTGCCCTCTTCCGAACCGGTCGGATCGAGCAGCGCGTGGGTGGTGAAGCTGTTGATGCGGAACGGTGCGTTACGCGGAATCAGCGGATCGGCTTTCGGCGCAGTGCCGACCAGACCGATGACGTTGTCACCCAGGCCACCCATGGCCTCGGGGGATTCGGTGGCATTGACGGTAATGCCGTTGTGCTCGAAGTTCAGAACCTCAGCCATAGTCAGTCAGCCTTCTTGGCAGTGGCCTTTTTGGCCTGGGTGGTTGGGGTTTTCAGTTCCAGTCGACCGGCGAAGTGCAAGGCACTGGCCTCGACGTCGAGCAGATCAAGGTCTTGACCGATGCTCGACCAGTGCCCACCGCCGGTGGGGAATGGAACGAGCACGGTGTAGGTTTGGCGGGTTGCCATTTTTCGTTTCTCCATAAACGGGAAAGCCCCTCTTGGGGAGGGGCTTTGGCGGGTGTTGGGTGGTTTGATGCAGATAAGAAAACGCCCCGGAGAAAGGGGCGTTTATAGGGGCTGCAGCGAGAGCCATGCAGGCGCTTGAGGACGGTGTGCCGACAACGGAAACTCCCCCGCCTCCGGCCAGTTACGCAATGCGCGACGATAAGACTGCAACTGACCATATTCCTCCAGTGCCAGCGTAGTGTTCTGACCTTCTTCTTGCTCGTCACGATGTCTGGCGACAATGCCGTCCGTTTCCGCCAGTTGCTGATCGCGCCAATAGCGTTCGGCGATCGCTAATTGCTCGGGTGTAGCAGCAGGCCGGTCTTTTAAGATTGGGTAGCCTTCCGGACCCGCCTCAATTATTTGCCCGTTACTTTGCCCGTCCAGCAAACGAAGATGTTCTTCTGTGGTAATCGATACTATGTCGATAGGATGTTGGCCGGTAAAACCCGGATCATAAAATCCATTTTTTGACGGTGAATAGTGCATTGGTCGTCCCTTACTTTCCTTTTGCAGTCCAATATATGGCGTTGACGTCATTTGCAGGCAGACCAGTATCGACAAAGCTGAATCCACTCAACGATGTGCTATTGACTACGATCGTGCCCGAGGTAATCACCCCGTCCATCCGTTGAGTCATAATTGAAAAAGTGGATGTGGTGAACGCGGTGGGATAAACAACGGAAATCGTTCCGCCCGTGTTGTAACCAGGCAAAAAACCCCATTGCTCGATCAATCCGCTGGGATCTTTTTTGTAACCGTTAGTACCTGTAAGCAAAGACTGAAACATCGGCGAATATTTCAGCGCAGCATCCCCCGAGTCCAGACTCCACCCGGGACCAAGCAACAAGCGCCTGAAAACCGCAAAATTGCCTGGTTGGAGCACAACGCTAGTCAAGTTGGTTGTGTGTACAGCTCCAAAGGTTTCTCCTGCCCGGGTCTTGACCGTTAGCCCCCCAGTACTTGTCAGATGTACCAAGCCCCCCGGAGGCACGCTGTTCCAATCGGGGAGCGTCGCCGTCAAACCTGCTGTGGTAAAGATCGACAGTTTCCCGACGTCGGCAACAGTCAACTGGGTGTTGGAGTCATAGTTTGTCTGGCCGGCGTAACTACCCAGCGCTCGTTGGACAAACTTCGTAGTTGCCAGAACATCATCATTGCTAAAAACGCTAGCCGTTGGCGCTGTCGGGCTGCCGGAAAACACCGGAGAACTGAGCGGTGCCAAGCCGAAGGTGATGTTTTGAAACACCAAAGCAGTAGTGCCGAGGAGCACAGGACCATCGGTAACGAGCTGCCAGATCGTGTCGGATTGAGTCGTACCCTGCTCAACAGATACGGTCAGAGTTGGCGTTACCTTAAGATTTGAGTCGGCATCTTTTGCACGAACCCAGACTTCATTTGCAACAACGTACAGTCCATTATCTTTCGATAACGTCTGGTTTTTCACCAGCACTCTGTCACCAGCAACGACGGCGACACCATCAACGGTTTGTGCCGCTTTCAATGTAATATTGCCAGTCGTAGCCACGCGCACCGACTGCTTGGCATCCAGCTTGGCAAGCTCATCCGCCACATACCCCGTGACCCATGCACGAGTAGCCTTCACCACCGTGTCATCAATCAACAACGTCACCAGCGACGCATTACTCGTCTCGAAAATCGAACGAATGTAGAACTCTTTACCCGAACCCGACGTCGCCAGTACCGGTTTGAACGACTCTGGATATTTGACGATGGCGTAAAGAATCCCGGTATCAGTCCACAGCCCCGCTTCACGCACATACCAGCCGCCAACATCCGGCGGAATGGTCACTTCGGCGAGCAGCCAGCTCGGGTTCTTCTCGTCCTGGAACAGCGCATTGAGCGGCCCGCGCCAGACTTCGCGTTTCAGCGCAGTGGCGGTCGCGGCCGGGTTGTAGACCGCGCCGCCGCCATCGCCGACGGAAATCTGCGTCAGCTTGATCGGCGTGCCCGCGGCTTTACACGCCGTTTCGTAGGCAATCCCTGCGTTGGTGAGCAGGGTGTAATAGTCAGCCATTCAGGCCCCCTGAGGATAAATTGTGGATGTTTCGACGGTGTACATGCCGGCAGCCATGAATGCCTCTCCCGAGGTTTCCAGCCCTTCGATGAACACCGGATAAACCGTGGTCAGCTCACCGCAGAACGTCGCGGCGCCGATGACGTGATTGCCGAAAGTACTCAAACCCACCGACACCGAGAGCACATCGCGTTCGCTCTTGGCATCGGCCAGACGTCGGTCGAGACGGGCGTCGATTTCTTCGCTGTAGGGCTGGTCGCTAAAAGCTCGTACGGAAAAGCTGTACGGCGCACCGGGCGGTGTCTGTTCGTACCAGGCGCGGATCTCGGGTCTTAATTGCAAACCCTTGGCGGCGTTTTCCAGCGCCTTGCGAGTGCCGGCCTGGCGCGCCGTGGGCCAAGCGAGTTCGACGGTCAGGCGTTTTTCCGCTTCCGGCGCAGCGGTGCTCCATTCGGCAACACCGCGATCCGCCGCCAGATACGGCAGAAAGGCAGCCGAGGTTTCTGCGGGGTTCATCAGTTCCGGGAACGGCGGCGCGATGCGATCAAGCAAGGCGCCAAAGCCCAGATCCAGACCTCGTTCCAGTGCCGAACTGTTGGCCGGCAGCAGCGTTGGGCGCTGAGTTTTTTCACTCATAGCGTCAGCACCTCAACCTCGACCGCCGTGCAATACGGCGCTTGAAACGCCGTCGTCACGATCGGCGCCAGCGGTTCGAGAATCTGCAGTTGCACGGCACCGGCGCTGTGCAGCGTGTAGTCGATCCAGCTCGGATCGACCCGGCCTTCGAGTCGATGGCAACTGTCGGCGTAGGCCTGCAATTGTTGTTGCGCGGCGACTTTGGTCAGGCCCGAATCGGGGCCGGAATTGATCTTCGCGACCACGCGGATCTTGTAGCGCTGAATGTCGGCTGCCTTGACGGTAACCAGGTCGGTTTCCGGTCGTACATCCGGTCGTGCGAAGTGCTGACGAACGCCGTCAAGCAATGTCGCGGAAGGCGTGCCATCACCGTCGCGCGACAGCACAGTGACCTGCACTTCGCCCGGTGCCGTGCGACGTCCGTTGCCATCCTTGACCTGCGCAGCGAGGCCATCCGGGTTGAAGGTGTAAGTGACATTCACCACACCTGCCTCGGTGGATTCGACCTGCACCGTCGGACGCTCGCCAAGGGTGAAAACTTCGCGGCGATACTGCATCCGCGAACCTGCTGCCGGCGCATGGGGCGCCAAGTAATAACGCAAGCGAGCGTCATCGTCGCTTTCATAAATCGCCGGCACTGGCGGGAATGCCGCCGGATCGCCGGGATCGAGCAACTGCCGCTCAAGGCCCATGTCCGCCAGCCGCGCATCGAGGTTGCTGCCCGTTGCCCACCACGCCAGCATCTGTTTGATGCGAGCGTTGTATTTGCGCTCGTGGGTTTGCAGCCGCACGCAGAAAGCCTCAAGCGCCAGGGTCAGCAGTTCACTCTCGTTTTCCAGGCTGGTCTTGAGTTTTGCGGCACTGTCCGGCGAGCGCGCGCTGACGTATTCGATGACAAAAGCCTTGAATTCGGCGAGCAGGTCTTCGAAGGCTTCAACGGTGATCAGCGCGGGTTCAGCCAATTGGTTCTGGCCGGGGATCAACATGCTCATGTCACGACCTCGAAAGTTTGTTGACGGTTTTTCCAGGTGCCGGCGAAACGCAATAACAGGCCGGCGCCCTGACGACTGGCGACGATCACTTGCGGCTGAAAATCGCTGATCCCGTTCTGCGCGTTATAGAACGCTTGCGCGGCGTGGCTCTGGGCCAACAGCAGGACGTCATCGCCGAGGTTCTGTCCCAACAGCGTGGGGATCAGCGATCCGTACAAGGGCCGTTTTTGCCGGGTGCCCAGCGGCGTGGTCAGGGCCCGGGTCGCGCGCTGCACAAATTGCAGCCAGTCGTCGACCGTGGCCCCGCTGTCTCTATCGATTCCGATCATGGGAGGCTCTTGAATCAGGGGCTGATGACACGGCCCTGGTGATCGACCAATGGGCCGCTGAAGTGCACGCCCGAGGCGTCGATAGTCAGGCCGACGGCACCGAGTTGCAGGGTGATCAGTTGTGGCGTCATTGCCAGGCGTGCCGGGCCGATTTTCAGTTCGAGTGATTCGCGTGAGCCGCTGAAGGCTGCCGGACCGTTCTGCCAATGCAGGGTGTGCGAGGCATCGTCGTAACCGCTTTCACTGCCGTCCTGATGCACCCGACGGGTCAGTGTCGGCACCGTGGAGGTTGGCGGAAAGCGGTCACTGTTCAAACCGAACAACGCCACGCTCTGTGCACCACTTTCGCCGCTGCCGTAGTTGAACAGCAGACATTGCTCGCCCACCGTTGGAATCCGCGATTCGCTTTGTGCGCCGGCACTGGGGTTGAAAAACTTGATGGCCGGCGTGAGTAAGCCACCGTGACTGACCTGACAGGTGTTGCTCCCAGCGTCGACGCTTTGGCAAATGCCGATGCGGCAGAAGCTTTCGGCACGGCGGTGAAGGTCGTCGATTTCCGCTTCCATTTCGGCCAGACGTTCGATGAGCGGCCCCAGCTGCATGCGCAGTAATGCGTCGAACATGGTCAGGCCTCCAGCGCGGTGTACTGGTCGGGATCGTCAATGTTGCTGACTTCCCAAGTGCGAGCGAATTTCGGCGTGCCCAGCGGGTCGTCGAGCAAGGTCGGGCCGAGGTAGAGAGTCTGGTTGAACGTCAGGGTCCAGGCCTTGTATTGCTGGTCGGCGCGGATGAGCAATGACGGCAAGCCATCGATGTTCATTGGCAGATCGCATTGATCGCCGGGCAGGTTCCAGCGGTTGTCAGTGATCAGGTTTTTCAGTACCGAGATCAAATCACAGGCCGCAAACGCCGTTGCGGATAGCGCCGGGATAACTTGCAACGACAACGTCATTACATGGGCGATCCGCCCATCAGTGGCGCGCTCTGCCGATGCGTTTCGTTCGAAATCAATCAGCACCCAGGCCTGATCGCCGGGAGCAGCGAAATTGTCATGATTACCGACGTTGAGGTTGAGCCCGGTGGTGTTGCGCAGCGTCGTCGCGATGGCGGTGAACAGTTGCGACGGTTGCTGGATCGGTGTGGGCATACATGACCTCCTTTTCAATCGTCCACGCGAAACCCTGCCGCCAAAATGGCGGCACGGAGAAGTACTCAGGTTAAGGTTG